CCAAGATACTAGCAAAAAGATTAGCTGTCTTTACACAAACACGCAATGCTTTGTTTAGTGGATTAGTTGACATACATAGGAGAAAACAATGAGAAAGATTTGGTCATGGTTAATTTTTTTCTATTCAGTTGGTTTTATTATTGAAGTTACTGCAATCGTATACATAGCTTTGTGGTTCTCACAGTACGAGCAGTACATTCACTAATGGGTAAGCGTAGAACTCTGACGTACATGCTAGACGATGGTCAAAAAATAACATCAAGAGAATTATCAGCAGAACTTGGTTGTACAGAATCAGCCGCAAGAAATCGTTTAAACAGACACACCGACCCTGTTCAAATATTTGCTCCATTTAATAAAGCTAAAGGTGGTAGACCTAAAGGAAAACAAAAGAAAGAAGAAATATTATTACGCTACGAAGACCCAATGTGGCGATTAGCATTAAAGACTATCTAATTAAACAACACCTTTTATGTTTCTTCTTAAAGGTTTATCCCAAGCTTCATTGTAAGGTGTGTACCCAATAGCAAGATACCTCATCGAGTCTGCCGCATGTGAACTCCAATCGTGCTTTGGTCTCATTCTCCACGTCTTACCATTGTCATCCCAATCTCTTGAGTAATTTAACATAGCATCTATTAATTTTTCACACTTAACTTCGTCAAAATAACATCTGTCCAACAGCTCTCTAACTTTTTGAATGCCATCATCTATAAGTAATGAAGGTGCTATTTCAATATCTCTAATTCCTAAACCTTCTAATGTTTCAATACGACTCTTACCTGTACCCAATTCTCTAACTCTAACGTCATGTGGAAATACATGCTGGTCGTAAACGTACCCTTTGTCTTGTAACACCTTAGCGTAATGCTCTAGTCCAGCACCTGATGCTTCATAATAGTCAATGATGTGAATTTCAGTACCAATAAATTGTGAGAAAACGATTGACGTGCTGTCGCCTACCCCTAAATCCCAACTTGTTACTACTCCTTTAGCTCTGTCATATCTTACTGTACCAATTCTGTCTTCGTCTTTAGCTCTTCTCATTTCAGAGCTGTAATAACTTCCCTCTGAGTAAACTAAAAATCCACCTTCCCAAATGTGTTCGTACATATCCGGACGTTTCTTTTTGTCTTCTATGCGTTGGTCATCAAGAACTTTTGGAAACCAAGGATTGTCTGTGTAATTTAACTTAACTATTTTACAATTGCTAGGAAAGTTAGCTCTAAATCTTTCATGCGTTGCAGAATATTTTGACTCCGGATTCCATGTCACCCAAATCTCTGAAGAAAATCCAATACTAAGGTCTTCTTCTCGTATAGATGGTAGTAGCACATCCCATGCTCTTCCGCTTACATTCTCTGCTTCATCTACCCAAGCTAATAAGATACGAGACTTAGATTTAATTGAGTCTAGTGAACGTCTTAGACCAGCAAAAGTGTACGTAATTCGTCCATCCTTACTTTTAATGTACTTGTCACCTAACTCATAATAATCTTCTAGCCAAGGTACTGAACGTATAGCCGCTTTAATTTCTTCTAAAGATGACTCAGTTAATGAGTTCATAAACTCACGACCACAAAGTATTGTACCGGATACACCTGAGCTACCCCAGCGATAGCCAAAGACAGCACTCATTAGTGCAAATGAACGAGTCTTGCCTGAACCTCTAGAACCATAGCTGGCTCTAATTCTTGCCTCGCCTTCAAATATTGGTACTAATTTAGGTGGTAACTCAATCTGTGCAATTTCACTCAAGAGTCATTCCATTGTACGTTGCGTTTGCGATGACCGTTCCAAGCTAACCAGCCACCTAATCTAAGTGCGTAGTACGCTAGGTAATTAATCAGTTTAAATCCGTTAACATCTACACAAATGTCTCTAAAGAGCATATCTGCCCATTTTTGAGTCTTTTTCTCTGTAGCACCCTTCTTGCCACCTAACTTGAGAACTTCAAATTTATACACATAGTCGTGTACGAGACCACCACTCAAGAGGACACCCATAGGTGAGAGCCAACTTCTTAATGGTTTAGGTACTGAAGCACCATCAAAGATAAATCCTTTAGGAATGACGTAATACGTTGGATGTGTGTTACCATCATGTGTTATGTGAAATTTCCAATCTTTAGTAATTTCCCACGTTCTAGTCTTAGTGAGCCATAAGATAATTCCTCCTACAAAACCTTTGGATTTAGTTTCCATAGGTACTGGCATCATGTGTGGCATCTCTTGGTATTCAATTTTTACTGGCATATCTTCTCCTTTTATTTGCCTTTGGCGAGCTGTGCGCCGAAATAGAACTCAATAATCATGGTTGCCCATCCGAATAGTTCATCCATTTTGACTACTGAACCAGCTTGTACAGTTATGTATTCGACTACATCCGGGGTAAGTTGAAACAAACCTAAAAAGTTTAAACCCTCTTTAGTTGTTGGTATAACCATTTCTGCATTAAAAACGACTGGTGCTACTTGCGTAAAAATTACAAGCGCTAAAATTACAAGAATAATTATTCGCCTGTTCCAAGCCGCCATAGGTGATTCTTTGTCTGCCGCCGCTCTTGCTTGATTAATAGAATCATTGCGAGCTTGCATGTTCTCTATCATTAGTTTCTGTTGTTCTTGAGCCGCTTGACTCTTCAAAGCAAATAACTTACCAAGAAAGCCTAGTGCTATTGGTGCTATGTTTGCTAAAAAACTAATCATATAAGTTTCATCAGTAGTTCACCAATTCCTATATCAGTTGCTACCATAACAGCAAAACCAATTAACAATCCTTTACCCATAGACATAAATTTAAGATTCATATTCTTAATTTCTCTAACGTCTTTATAAAGGTCAGCAATCTGCTTCTCGTGTTTATCGAGTTGTTTTTGTTGTAGTGCAGTCATTAGTATCTTTTAACTGGTGGTTTTTTATTTCTTTTTTTCATAGTATCTCCTATGTTATCAGTTGTTTAATGGATTGTCTAATGACTGTTGTATTCGTTTCATTAGTTTTTCTTCTGTAGCATCTAGCTGTATGTCAAATTTATCAAGCTTATTATCCATCGTAGTAATACGTACATCAATAGACTGAAGCTTAGTGTCAATTCTATTTTCAAGATTATAACTAGACGTTCTAAGCCTAGCAAGGTCTTCCTTTAGCTCTACTTTAATCTCTTTGGCTACTTCTTCTACCCGGAGTACGTCAGCAGAGGTCTTCTTCATCTGAGAACTTATAGCTCCAAGGTCTAATGAAGCTAAGGACTCTACCTTCTGATACATTAAGAACCCTCCATAAAGCGTTCCTAGAATACTGCCAAGCAAGGCAAACGCACCTACTAACTGCGTATAGGTAAATCTAAGGCTACCAATCTTAATCCTCTTATCGACTAAGCCTTCTATCTTTGCTACCTTGTCACCTAAATCAGTTGTCAAATCCATCTCCTATCTGCATAGATTTTAACAGTTCTATCTCTGCGCGCAACTTTTCTACCTCTAGTCTGCGTCTTTGTAGTTCAAGTTGGTACAGGGTATTACAATTAATTCGTTCTTTTGGAGCGTCTAATGGCACAATTATGCGTGCATAAATTCCAAAATCTTTAGTCTGTGGATTGTTTTTATCATCTGTACTAAACAAAGAAGTAGCGTTATTTACTATCCCAGTTAAACCTAATTCAAAATTTGTGCTTCCGCCAATAGAATTTTGGCAGTCTAAATCACCAGCTTTAATACTGTCTGTACCATAACCAACTCCAGCACTAGGCAATGCTAGATTAAGAGATGTGCTATTAGCCATTGATTGTGTGCAAAGAACAGCTAATAACAAACATCTTATTTGAATTTTGAGCATATTCTAGTTGCTAACAAAGTCTTACTCTCATCGTTACTCCTTAATTTAGACAAAGAACAAACGTATCTAGCTTCTACTATGTCTTTTTCTCTTATGTAAATATCAAAATTAACTTTACTTAAATAATTAAGTTTAATAATCTTATAAGCTGTTACAAATGGTATTGGTTTCCACTCACCATCAAATACACCAACCTCATAATAACCTACATCCTCTCTAGAGTTCCACAACTCCATGGTTGTTTTCTTTACACCTTGTACCGAACTAATCTGCCACTTCGGATAGGTCGGTGTCATCTCATGACTATATACTGTGTAATTAAACAGTAATAAACATATCCCTATTGAGCGATACATTCAGCTAATACTACTGCTTTATATGCGCCGCCCGGAAAAGCTTTAGCTTGACCACCACCATAAGTTGCAACCGATGTAGCTTTTATCCATAAAGTGCCGGCGTGAGCCAAAGCGTAATTTCGCATCGAGCCACTTGTTGTACTAGCCGCCTGATACCCACTTTGGTCAGAAGAACTCATTTGTGCTACAGCAACAGTACCTACCCAGCTAACGGTGTCTGACAATGATGGACTTGAAGTAAATGCTGTAGGGTAACTAACTTGCGCGTGATAAGCATTAGCAAGAGTTACATCAAATCTTACAATAGGGTCAGCTCCTGAACTAGCTGGAGCAGTCGTAAGTGTGTGGGCATTTGGGTTTCCGTACGCGCCGGGCGTATCCATATTCACGGTGCATCTACTCTGTACTGTTCCAGTAATGTCAATATTTTCTGCCAAGATTGGCGTTGCACTAAGTATTAAGCTAAGTGTTATTAATAGTTTCTTCATTTGTATTGCTCCTCTATCATTTCATTCATTAAATTATCTTGCGCTAAGCTCCTTAATGCTCTCCTATTATCCACGATATTACCACCTTGTAAAACGACAGACTCGGTAATGTAACTATCAGGGATTTTTGCTACGTAATATGTGCCAATGTTTGTAGCACTATTTATTGAATTTAATATAACAGATTGCGCTACTTGATTAGCCATAGTCAATGCGTTAGTTGTACTAGCTAATGCAAACTCTAGGTCAGCGTCTTTATCTTCTTCATCTTCGTCATCTCTGTTTTCTTCATCATCTTCTAACAGTTCTCTGTCTGTTTCTTCTTGAGCTAACTGAACAGATTCATCTTCTAATGCATCATAATTAGGAATTTCAGGTACAGGCGGTGGTTTAGGTTTTACGTAGCCGGGGCAATTAGGGTCGCTTTGTGGGTTAAAACAACTATCAAAACGGTACAGATAAATGACTGAGACATCTTCTATTGTGCCTTGTCCAGTCTTTTTAACGTAGCCATCACCAAATACTGCAAGTGGTGTATATGGCATAGGCAAAACTTTTTTAATCTTACCACCGTACTTTTGTGACCAGTCTTCTATGTCTTCAAATACTGTACCACCACCAACTTTAGAGTTACCAATAGTAACTACTAGGTCATCACTTAAATTTTTAACAGCTTCATAAGAATACAAAACACCTGATACGTCCATACCACCAATACCATGCTCACCTAATGCACTAGGGTTCATGCCCCACGTCATACCATTTATAGCGGCGTTTGG